TGTCTGTCATCTGATCACGGTAGTTGGCCAGAGTAGTTGACAGCAACGAATCAAAACTGGTGTTTCCAGCCATGATGTTACCTCAATTCTAGGTAGAAAGATGTGTAATGGTCACATACCCATCTGATTCTTGGCTAATGCCCAAGCATCGTGGATGGAACCGATCTTGCCCACAGGCTGATCGCTGGGTCCGTTAGCCGACGCTCCGCCCTCAATGAACGCCGCATCACGCTTAGCGTCCACCACCTGCTGGTTCTGGTTAGCCAAAACCTGCTGGGCATCCTGCTGGGTACGAACCTGCTGAATCAACCGATCATAAGCCGTCTGCTTATAGACAGCCTCCAGATCGGTAGTGCCCATCCGCAAAGCGGAGGACACAATTTCCTGCGGGTCGAAATCTTCGTATGTGGATTGCAAACGAGAAATTTCCTGCTGCAACTGCTGATTAGCACGCTCTGATTCATACTGCTGTAAACGCTGCTCGGCTTCCCACACCCGCTGCTCCAAAGGATCATCGAACTGTGGGGTTTCGGGCTGCGCATCCGCAACCATCTGCTCGGCTGCTGCTACCCCGTAATGACGGGACAACACCTGCAAAGTGCCCTGCGGATCAGATTCAAGAGCCTGCTGCAAAGTCTGCGCAAACTGGAACTGTTCCCGTTGAGAGGCCAACTCCTGAGTCTTACGAGTGTAATCAGCCTGCCGTTGATATCCCTGAAGCGCCTCGTTGAAAGGCACATCCAGTTCTTCACCGTCAACCTTGACCTTGACATACTTTCCGTCGAAAGCATCAGTGTCAACATACTCGTAAGAAGGGGCTTCAACCTCTCCTGTTTCTACTCCGGTGGTTTCCCCGACGGATTCGGGACCAACTTCAGTAGTTTCAATTTCAGACAAAACTGTCTCCTTCTAGAGTCCAATAAGGTTGCTCTAATATATACGGGAGGCGTTCTAAAAATCACCCCAACATCGGCGGCACAGCCCCCTCAGGGGGCGGTCCCGCCGCCAAAGCCGCCAACATCATAGGGTCAATTGGCGGTCCTCCCGGCCCCACAGGGGCCGGTCCCATCGGCATCGGAGGTTCATCCGGAAGCGGGGCTTCCTGTGGCTGCTCAGGGGCCGACAAGAACATTTCCGGATTCTTCACATTGAACCCGTACTGCAACACATAGGCTGCCAACTTCTGAACGTCCACAACACCGGCGGAAACAAACGGTGCCATAGCGTCAACCATCTGCATGGCAGACTGACGCCGGTACGCTTCGTTGGTCGGCTGGGTGGACCCAGCCGCAACCTCAAAGTCAAACTCACCGGCAATATAGTCACGGTCAAACGTAACCCACAGCGGCTCACCGTCTTTGGCGGTGATCCGTGCGACTTGCTCTCCGGTCATAAACTGTTGAGCCAACTGAAGAACACGACGCCCCAACTTTGCGATGGCGGTTTCGATGACAGCCAACTTGTCGGCGGTGCGTGCGTTCTGTGCATCCTGAATGAGTGCTGCTTCGGTGGCGGTGCGGCGAATCTCTGATACGCCGCCACGCATAAACTCGGTCACCCCGGAAATCAATTCGATGTCGGTACGAATCAACTCTGATTGATTGTAAAACTCTGGCGGGTTGATTAGCGCAGGGAACGGGGCAACCGCATCGGACAACGGCATGTCTCCCTGAACGGGAACCATCACGTTGTCCTCGTCGGATTCCAACGCTGCACGACCGTTTGAATCAAAGTTTGTTTCACGGTACAAATATTTGCGTGCATACCGTTTACGATGATTCATCATCTGGGTGCGGGTTTCATTCAATTCCCGCTGCATCGGCTCAATGGCTTCCAAATCGCCAATGGGGTAGAACGAGTCCGGAACATCATAGTTCCGGACCATCACGAACGGATGACCAAACGCATACGGCTGCTTCTTCGGCTTGATCAAAAATGATTCGCCGCCATCAGCAAACACAGACACCGTGTTGTTCTTCAGGTCATAAAACTCGTAGACATCTGCATAGCCCTCGTCCTTGTCGTGAATCTTGCGGGACGACGGATCATCTGTGTAACGGGCGTATGATACGGCAGGCACATCTTCACGGGCATTCTTGGCGTACCGCTTGTCGGTGCGCACATCGTTGATTGTGCGTCTGACCCGATGGCAAATCCACTTGGCATCATCCATGTTGGTGGCGTCAGGGTCAATGAATACATCAAACGGTGAAACACGCTCTACGAACGGCTCATCTTTCGTGACCACCAGAGTCGTGCTAGTGACATTCTCCTCAACATCAGCATCCGAAATATCTTCAAAGTCACCAACCCGTTCCTCCTCAACATAGCGGTAGCCGACCTTCAACCAGCCGTGACCAACAATCAAAAAATCTTTGACAGCCCGCTGAAAATGATCTTTGAAGTTGCGGTTACGCCACCAATAGTTCACAACCGCTTCAGCAATAACAGCCTGAGCAGCATCGTCGGGGTTCACCGCATTGACCGCAATCTTCGGATAGTTTACCGCAATCGACGGGGCGATAACATTCACCGTGGAGAATGCAAGGTTTACAAGGATGCGATCTTCCTCAGCGTAATGTTCATAATGCTTGCCACGGTACAAATCAACAAGGCGACGCCAAGTATCATCATATGATTCCTCACGCCGCCACCGCTTGGATTGGGTGATCTTCTTCCGATAGCGGGCCAGAATCTCCGTGTTGGACGGGCGTGCCATCAGGCCGTCAACCAACTCTGGGCGACACGACCGGCAAGATTCCATACGGCAATCGCACCAGCAATTGCCGCCGCCTTGAAGAACGAAACATCAAACACGGCGGCAGTCAACGGTGCCGCAGTGGCACCAGCAACAAACGTAGCAACTGCCCGACGCAAAGCCTCACGATAATCCATATCACTTCTCCCTATCAAGATGCCACTCAATGTGGCTATCCAACCTGTCGTCAATCTTATCAACCTTAGTGTCGATCCGATGCAAAATTTGGCTGTTCCGGTTGTGATCCCTGTTGTTTTCCCGTCTGGTCTTTTCAATCAACGTGGCAATAATTCCGCTGGGTGCCAACACGGCAAGAACTATTTGCAGCCACGATGACATTACAACTCAGTTCACACGCTCAGGGACAACGCCATTAGCCTCGGCTTTGCCGAGAATGTCCCGTTCACGCTCTCTGAGCGTGGGGCCATGAAAGTTGTCCCGACCATAGGTGAACCCAAGGTTCACCGACTTGACATGGCAGCCGAAACACAACGCCCCCCGACGGGGAACAACATCGAACGTGAACGTCCGGCCACAATTTTCGCAAATCAAAGTACCCATCACAAATAGCCAGATCGTTCTAATCTATCGGATATTGGAAGAATTCCGCACATTGTATGCCCCCAACGCCACTTTTCCGGGGGATTCCTCCGTCATCAAGAACTGTTCCCACCAAATCAAACTGTTCGTTGGGATCGGGGCACCAGCATCATACTCCGGCAACCACACATACTTCAACATCTGATTAGCAATAGCCAACGAAATCACACGGTCATCGTGCGGGCTGCCAGTCATCCGCCCATTATCCTTTCGCACAAATGTCCGCAACTCACCAATCGTCTGATCACAAACAATATCAAGTTCCTCATTCCTGATAGCGGCAGCAAGTTCGTCAATCATCAACGGCTTTGTGGTCGCTGTGGTTCGCCAACCCAGAATATCTGTCGGCGTCGATCTTGCCTGAGCAAGACGACGCTGCTTATAAATATTGTGGTAACCGTACCGTTGAATAGCCTTCAAGGTTGTCAAACCGTGGTTATTGTTCTCAACACCAACAAGAGCGTTATTGTAAAAAGAACCCAACTCTGACAGCAACGCACCGAACAAGTCCGGTGCAATATGTCCATGCCAGTGAGCGACCACAAGACCGGTGTTGGCATCAATCACATGAGCGGAACTGTAGTCACCGTATGACAACCCTTCGGCAACGTCAGCCCCAACAACATAAACACCTTCGTGTTCCGGTTCCTGCCACATTCTGAACGGCCCAGTATCAGCCTCCTTGATACCATGCCACTCATCATTATCGTAAATGAAATCACCAACAGCCGGAGCAACAGGTTGAATCATTGCTAGGATATCAACATCAAAGACAGGGTTGCCAGACTTGATAAACGCTTCCTCAGGGGAACGTGGATACTCCTGATGCAACTGCCACAACGGAGTCGTCCGTTGCTTGACTTCGTACCATGCTTCATCCCGGTCACCAGCAGACCACGGAAAGAACAAACCTTTGAACAGGTTGATTCCAGTCTGCGATCCAACCCACATTTGGTGGAAAAAGTTACCGGACCCGTTCGCCGTAGACAACGTGATAATACGGCCACCCACATCAGCAATCGGCTCAATGCTAGCCCACGCCTCCTCACTGTTAGGCAGGAACGCCATCTCGTCCACAATCACCAGATACACCGATTCGCCACGGGCAGGATCATTCGATGACGGCAACGACTCAACCGCCGACTCATTATCAAACACCATCTTCAACTGGTGATCCGTGATCTGCGACGGGCCACGTTCCTTCATCCACTGGGGAAGCCAACGATACCCATACTTGGATTTTTGCAATAGTTTGGCGGCTTCACGTTCCGTTCGGGACAACATGACGATAAACCGGTCAGACCAGAAGAACACCAGCCAGAAAGCGTATGCCGCCGCCAACGTAGAGAACCCGATCTGGCGGGCCTTCAGGACAATATTGTAGCGGTTGGTATGCCACGCTTCAATAGTCTGTTGCTGGGCTTCCCGTAGTTCAAACAGTATCCGGCCCCGTTCCGGGTGCCGGATAAACCAATAGTTCTCACAGAAATAGAAGAACCCTTGGATTTGTTCTTCGGGGGTGTCGCCACCTTTGCAGGAACGCCATTCACGTTCCAACAACAATTCATTTAGTTCCATAAAATTTTACTGCGGTACAGTATACGGCTTTCGCTTCGACCATCTGGGGGGCAGAACAACCAGCAAGTCTAGCGATTTGCCTGCGTTCTTCCACAATGCTACATCACGGGAACCGACCCCGCTGGAGGTTGCGGTCTTGAACGTAGTCGTAAACGCCGTGACCGATTCCGAACTGGTGCCAGCGGACACAGACTGACGCAACGCCGCCTTGGCGGCAACAATCGTGTGTGTACCCAAACCAGACCCAGTAGCGGTTTCAATGGCGGTACGCAAACCGGCGGCTGTCTGGGTGCCAGCACCGGACCCTGTGGCCGTTTCCAACGCAGTTCGTAGTCCGGTAGCGGAGTCCCCTGCGGTGGCACCTCCGGTACCGGTTGCGGTACGGGGAATAATGTTTACGCCTACAGCGGAGCCGGTGCTGGTGCCGGAGCCGGTGGCGACGGCACCCTTCTCTCCCGTATACAACACATCGGATCGTGGGTACAGCGTGTAGTGGTTCCTATAGCCACGGTAGATGGCGGAGACATCGACAGTCGTATAGGTGACAGTGGAGGTTCCGGTGCCAGAACCAGTGGCAGTCTGCTCAACAATGTTTGGCCCCTGATAGGTGGCCGTCGCTTGGTTGTACGGACGATCAGGGTCCGTATAAGCGTTGATTACCTCAACGCCTTCAAAGGTAGCGTTAGGCTGGTCATAGGTGTTGGTGTCGTCGTAGATCAACGACATGATCAATCACCTAAGTCGATCTGTACCCAACTAGTGGTGTCCTCATCCCAGTTATAACGCTCACCATCATCCGGGTAGGCGACCGGCGCATCCCACTGGCAAGTGTCCTCGTTCAGTACCCATGACGGGAACGGTTGAGGCGGGATGAAAGCATCACGCCCGTCATCGTAAGTAAACCCGACACCCGCATAGTTCTTGCGAATGTTGCCGTTATATGAGGTGCGGACACAACGCTGATTGCGAAACTCACCGTAATAGGTTTCCCAATCAGAGATACCGTCAACAACTTCATCTTCGTTGCAACCGACAATAACTTCGGTCACAATGTTGTTGTCGTCAAGAAATGCGTAGTGGGCCATTACCAAGTCACCGTCCCGGTACCAGCAGTGAATTGAATTACAGTATCGCCGCCGGACGTTGAAATACTGTAAGTCAAACCGGCAGAGATTGTTGGTTCAATACCTTTGAATCTCAGAACAACAATTCCAGAACCACCATTTCCACCCGGAGTAAAAATAGTTGCTCCTCCACCACCACCAGTATTAGCATCGCCATTATTAGCGCCACTGTAATTC